CATATTCCCTTCCAAGTTTATTAAGGTTTACCAAAACATCCATTACATCTTCACCGACAATCTTAATATAATTTTCATAAACATCTTTATTTTTTTTTGAAATAATCTGGACCATATTAACAGCTATATTTATAAGGCCTGATTTTACATCAAAAATAGCTTCTTGTAATGGTTTTAATATATTTCCTGTCCCCCTATTGGCCAAAGATATATCTGTAGCAGAACTGCCTTCTGATAATACGCCCAATGAAGAAGGATCTATACCTGTATTTTCCCTTATTTCATTTTTTATAAATTTCATTTCATTGGCCAATACAGATAAAAGTTCACCATAATTACCACCAATTTGGGTAATTGGCAATACAGCCCCACCTGTGTATCCTTCCCCGATAGGTGTGTCCATATATACCCCCCTTCCATATCTCCAAAACATATCGAAAGCTTCTAATGGTGAAATATTTTTGCCCCCGATTTCCATATTTTGCAATAACCTCATATTTATTAAATATCCTCCAGGATGTGATTTTGACAATGCATCCTGATATTTAAGCCATAAAATTTGTTGCCTATTTAAAAAGGGGATATTTTTTTCAACCATAGATCCAAATATTTCATTTTCATTGGTTGCTATTATCCTATAAGCAGATATTGGTAATTTTGGTTCTTTTTTATTTTCCCTATATTGATTTGGGACAAGCCCATAATCATATACCAGATCTGTATTTACTATCAATGAGCATTGATATGCCCTTCTTATCCTAAATTCATTTATTTTTTGTGATACGCCCCTTTTTTTATTATAATCAGATGTAGGTTTTACATCTTCTTCATAATTTAGATCATGGTTTATGTCCCCAAATTTATTATCTATTTTTAAAATACGTTTTACATCTGTATCTATCCAATAATAATGGAACACAGGTATTCTAAAATCCATTATTTTATCACCGTTTATCCGGGCAGGGTTTATTGTATATGATCTATCAAGTTTAGGGTTGCTAAAATATCCTTGATAAGTTATTGCAGATTTTTTAAGTTCATCAGAACTAAACCCTTTTTGTATAAGTTTGCTTATTTTTTCAAGTGTAAAATAACCAGCATATTCTGCATCGTTAAAATCATTTTCCGTTGAATATTGTATTGTCGTATTTTCAGGGTTCATATATTCAATACGGCTTTCATTGTTTTCAGTATCAAATATTGTTCTTCCTACAATAAAATTAAAACAAAGTATGTCATCAATAAATTTCCTTTTTATTGTCTTGTTCCAGTTTGATCTTTTTTGTGTATAAAAACCTATTTGTTCAATACCTTCTGCCCATTTTGCTTTAAAACCCCCCATTTCCCTATATATATTAAGTTCTTCCCATGTAACTGATTTTGGGAAATTAGTTGGCCGTTCAAGGGGTATATTATATTGTTGCTGTAATGATTTTGCGTAATCTTGTATTTTTGAATCTATATAAGCTTCATTAAGTTTTTCTATTTCTTCATTTCCTGATTGCTCATCAATTGTGTTTACAAAAATAAATTCATCATAATCTGCCATCATACCTTGTATGGCAGATCGTATATTTGGCATTGAAGAAACTATTTTTGTATCAAGGTGATCATATCCTTTATATTTATATTCATAAGTTGAATTATCTGTTGTGGTAACCCCAGAAGGTTCTGTTGTACGTAGGATATTTAAATAATATCCTTCATCTTGGTTCCCTGTGAGATAATCACGCAAAAGTTGCATATACCCATAATGTCCAATAGGAAAATAATGTTTATTTTGTAAAAGTGCATAAAAAGCATTTTCAGCAACATTTTTACAATATAATGATTTTATTTTTTCTATAGGGTCAACTTTTTCATGCATAGGGACATGGCTATTCCATTGTTTATATTTTTCCCTTATCTCTTTATGTTCAGATAATTTATAAATTATGCTCATCAATAAATATTTTGTAATACAAATGTAGCAATTTTCAAATTATTGTTTTTAATACCAACCATCTAAACTAATTTTACTAGTATCCATTTTTCTTTTATAATCTATATGTAAACTTTTTTCTGCTTTTAAACAACCAACAACAGAAACAAAAAGATCCCTGTCTTTCATATTTTGTAATGATCTTATTTGTAAAAATTCTTCAAGTATTTCAGGGTGGTTACAATTTTGTGCATATATATTTACCCAATCTGCACCAATATTGAACAATTCTTCTTTTATGCCACTTTTACCCCCGGTATTCCATCCTGCATTTATTTTTAATTTTCCTGTCCTTATATCTATATCATGTAATAAATATCCTGAATAACCATGCCTTATAAAATATTCTTGTATTGTTGATATATTCATTTCGGGATACATAAGTGCCCCATAATATATGCACATATTTAACATATCTTGGCAATAATCATCTAATGTATTTGGCCTATGTGTATAAGTACATACAAATTTCCCTGTTACATATTCAGATATATCTTTATCAGGTGTATCAATTGTAGAATCAAATTTCCACCTTATGGCACCTGATCCTTTAGATTCCCTTCTTGAATCTGTCTGGCTTATCCTATATGTATCTGCACTTGCAACAAATAAATCTGTATATTTTGGCCTTTTAATCCCATTTATAGATACTATTTTGCTCCTATTATGATCCGGCATTACCATTGATATTTTAAAAGGGCCATTGTCATCATCTATAAAATGTACATTGTCATCACCTATATTTATAAAATTACCTATACGTAAATTATTTTTAAACTTAAGTTCTGATAGCCTTTTAACTAATATTGTCCTATTAAAAAATAAATTATGTGATGCATTGGCAAAACATTCTTTGAAACTTGATGGGTTCTTTCTTTGAAAAGAAGAAAGGCCTACCATATCATCATTTTTAATAAATTCTTCTTTTTTTGCAATAAGAAAATTTCTTACCCCCATTGCTTTTCCATTTTTATTTAATATAACGGCCTCCATGCATTCTATTAATTCTGGATCGTCTGTATCTTCTATAATTGGAAATCCCCATGGATCAATAAAACCAGCATATGATTCTTCGATACTAAAATAAATATTTATCAAACCTGTTGATGTCTGTCCATCAATACCACGTTTTTCAAACATTGATTTTAAAGTAAAATCTTCAAAGTTTTTACCTACATCAGCATCCATTTCTTCCGCAGTAGACGTATAAATCATAAAACCGTTTATTTCTACACCAGGACAAAATGTCCTTTTTACAATATCATGCCTTTTTATTATTTGTGCCTCTATAGTTTTACCTATTTCATCTCCGTGATAAAAAGTAAGCCTGCTCCCATCATATTTTGTTTCTGTAGATGCCCTATAATCAATAACAGAATTAAGGCCATCTATCATATTTGTGTCCATCATCTGTATTTGTCCTGCCATATTAAAATTTGGCAATATGGGCTTAAAGAAAAATGGTAACCTTAAAAATGAATATTTTGTCAGCTTTTCATATAAATTCTTTGCATTTTCTTCTGTATCTGCCTGCATACCATTTAACGCCTCTATTAATGCTGTGGCTATTTCAATATCGATGCTTTTTGTTTTACTGGAATCCCCAACCCTCCTACCTTTAAGGTTATTTGTCCCCAATATGGTCCTTACACCTATATCTATCATACTAGGCGTACCATCTTCTAATAATATTATTTTACCTTCTTCATCATATTTAACTGTTTCTGTTGTTGTTGCTGCATAATGTTGTGCATAAAACCATTTAAAGTCCCTATATCTAAAATCTGGCCTACCATCATTTTTAGATACACCGTTCATTTTATAATAATTCAAATAAAACCAATGCCAAGGGGTTATATAATATGGTTTTCCTTTAATAAATATCCATTTACCATAAATTCTATATGCCCATTGTTTTCTTATCCATGAAATAATTGAATTATATTTCATTGAATGGGTCTCTAGTTCGTCCCAAATAGAAAATTGTATCTCTTTTTCAATAGAAAATTGAGAATCTGTTTTCTTTTTGTCCCTTAAAATTTTTGCCCTTATTTTTTTTTCTAACGCCTTTAGATCATTTGGATATTCTTCATATTCAAATTTTTGTTTTTTATAATGTAGCCCAAACCCTTCTATTTCTTTCCAATCAGGAGGTTCCGGAACTTCTATCCTAAATTTTTGTAAATTATCATCGTTTTCATTTATATAGATATATTTATCATAATCTTTGTACATTGATAAAATTTCAATAGGTAGGATATGAGAATATTTTACCGCGGCCCCTTTTAAATCCATTATGTGAACTATTATTTAAATTTTTTTATACCACCAAATTTTATATGCTCTATTTCATAAGGAGGATCTATAAGATTATCAAATGTACCTTTTCTTTTGGCTTCTGCTATATTTTCAGGGGTAGGCATAGATTCTTTTGTAGCTTCAGAATAAAGGGCTTCTCTTATAAGGGTATTTCTATCTTCACGTAACATTTGCCTCTCAATATCTTCTAATATTTTTGAAAGGTTCTGTATATTTTCTATTATTTCTTTTGTTTTTTCATTTTTGCTAATACTGTCTTCATATAACTTCATATATAACCTTGCCCTTGTTTCTTCAAAAACTATATATTTTTGGAACAAATGATCAGATGTAAGCCTTAATATCCTTACTATTAATTTATTTACATATGTATTGTTGCCTAACAGTATTTCTTCTAATTTATTAGGGAATATTTCTCCTTTTTCAAGTTTAAAACCAGACCATTCAGCAGCTATCCTTTTTCTTTTCATTATATCACTGTCGATATTATGAAAATCTGAATCTTGATAAAATAATAGGCATAGCCTTAAAATATTTTCATTTGGTAAAAGTATAAGTTTACCATAATCTTCATTAAATTCAGGCCATTTTTTTAATTCTGGAAAACTTCTTAAAACTTTGCTTTCTGGCTTTAATTTTAAAACATTATATTTAGCCGAAACAAGTAAATTTTTATCTAAATCCATTGTCCATAGTTTACATAACAAATATAATGATTTTGAACCAAAAAAAATTATACAAATAATAATAAGTTATTTAATCAAAAATAATTAAAGATTATTTTTCCAATGCATCCTTAAATATAATGATTCAACATATTCAATAAACAAATCTTCACATTCGATTAAATTATTAATAAGATCTTCTTTTGAAAGCTTATTATAAATAATTTTCCTATTATTAATAGTTTTTTTGTCCATATTATTATTGTTTTATTATTAATAATATATAACGTTACAAATATATAAAAAATATATTAAAAAAAATATTTAATAATATGATATAATATTAAATAATATATGTATTTTTGTTTTGAACATTAAACTAAAAAAATGGAGACTCATAAAGAATTAATAAAACAATTTGTACCCTATTATCGGGTATCAACAGAAAAACAAGGAAGATCTGGTTTAGGTATGAGGGGACAAAAAGATTTAATAGAACATTTTTTCAAAAATGATGAACTTGATGATTATGAATTTGTAGAAGTACAAAGTGCAAAAAACATTAAAGATAGGCCAGAACTAAAGATGGCGATAGAATATTGTAAAAATAATAACAAAACACTAGTAGTTGCCATAAGTGATAGGCTCAGTAGAAATGTAGAAGATGGTATTTGGCTTTTAAATGAACTTAATGGTAAATTATATGCCTGTGATATACCTACAAATAAAGGCAGTAAAATGGACAAATACGAATGGGTACAAAAAATAAATTTTGCAGAAAGGGAAAGGGAACTTATTTCAATAAGGACAAAAAGGGGATTATCTATGTCGGATAAACCAAGAGGAAGAGCAGGGGCAAAAGAATTTTCTGAACATAAAAAAAAATATATTAGTATAAAAATTAGTCAAACAAAAAGACAAAATTTTCAAAATAATGAAAAATATCAACTTACTTTAAATTATATTGAAAAACGTGTAAAAGAATTAGGGGAACAAGGATATTTAAAATATACAAATACAGGATCACAAAATGAAAATATGTTTTCTATTATTGCTAAAGAATTAAATGAATTTAAATTTGAAAGGGCAAGAAAAAATTCTATACATACAGAATATTCTACAAGAAAATCATATTATGAAAGAATAGTTAGAAAAACACCTGTTAATTTTTACGATTTATCAAAATATAAATTAAGATTAAGAAAAAAAGAACAAAATGAAAACAAAAAATAAAAAACAAAAAAGTATAACTCTTGATATTGAAATTTTTGAAAAAACAAAAAAACAAGCTAAAGTAGAATCAAGAAGTTTTTCAAATATGATTGAAATTATGGCAAAAAAATATTTAAATATTTAAGAATGGAAACTTATAATTTTTTATTTAAAAATAAAGAAAAAATAGATTCTTTAAGAAATTATTTATATAACAATAATCTTACACTCGAAGAAATAGATAAAAGATTATATGAATTTAGTAAATATTTTTATCTTAAAGGAGTAGATCATGGAAGTAATTTAGAAAAAGAAACACAAGAAAAAATAAAAAATTTTATTAAGAAAAAAAGGAGTAAAATATTTAATGATATTTTTAATAAAATATTAAATAAAAAATGAAAAAAAGTGTAAAAAAAGAAATCGAATTTTTAATCCAAGAATTGGATCTTAATTGCTCTGTTGAAGAATTTGAAGACAAAGTTAGTTGGATGCTTATATCTTTATCCCAAAATCTCTCTGAAGATTTTATCCTGGAGTTCAAAGATAAAGTTAATTGGATATTAATATCAGAATACCAAAAGCTTTCTGAAGAATTTATCCGGGAATTCAAAGATAAAGTTAATTGGGTATGTATATCTAAATACCAAAAACTTTCTGAAGAATTTATCCGGGAATTCAAAGATAAAGTTAATTGGAGATGGATATCTATATACCAAAAACTTTCTGAAGGATTTATCAGGGAATTTAAAAACAAAGTTAATTGGGATTATATATCAATATATCAAAAGCTTTCTGAAGGGTTTATCAGAGAATTCCAAGACAAAGTTGATTGGGAATATATATCTTCATCCAAAAAGCTTTCTGAAATTTTTATCCGGGAATTTAAAGATAAAGTTGATTGGAGATGTATATCTCAACATCAAAAACTATCTGAAGATTTTATCCAGGAATTACAAGATAAAGTTATTTGGCTAAATATATCTGCATATCAAAAACTTTCGGAAAACTTTATTAGGGAATTTAAAGACAAAGTTATTTGGGTATATATATCTGCATACCAAAAGCTATCAGAAGATTTTATCCGAGAATTCCAAAACAAAGTTAATTGGGATGATATATCTGCATACCAAAATCTTTCAGAAGGGTTTATACGGGAATTCAATTTAAAAATAGATCCAGGTAATTGGATTTATAAAGACAAAGGATTTAAGCTTAAAAAGATAAAAGAAACAGGGCTTTATGAATTTTTAGATGCTGACCATATTTTGGCCTACAAGGGGATAAGATCTGATAGATATTCTAATTTTAACTTCCAATACCGGTATCTAAAAGGGGAAACATATGAATGCCACTGCGATTGCACAGATGATGAAAACTCCTTTGGCCTTTCTGCTTGGACAGAGGAAAAGGCAAGAAAACATTGCAATGAACTAGTAATAAAAGTAAAAATAAATGTTGCCGATATCGGAAGGATAGTCCATGATGGCGGGAAACTTAGGTGCTTTAAATTTACTGTATTGGATTAATTATTAAATATAAAATTTAGATGAATAAATTAAAATATAAAAATTATTTTGATAATCTTGATATAGATATGTCAAATAAATTTAAACCTATAGTTATTAATAAATCAAAGATTAATTATAATAATAAAATTATTATTAAAAATGAAAAATAAAATTATACATTATAGGGACGATTGGATGACCCCACCATCTTATTATAATAAGCTTAATAAGATATATAATTTCGATTTTGATCCATGTCCATTTATGCATAATGTTGAAGAGTGGGATGGCCTTAAAATTGCATGGGGAAAAATGAATTTTGTAAACCCACCTTATTCTTTAAAATTAAAAGTTGAATTTATAAAAAAAGCTTTGTTTGAATTTAATAATTTTAATAGAAAAAGTATATTTTTATTGCCAGTTTCCACAAGTACAAAAATTTTTCATAAACATTTAAAATATTTTCTTAATCCAATTAATGATTTTGTAGAAGGAAGAATCCCATTTATAGGATGGAATTCAAAAGGCCAAATGGTAAATTGGGATCTTATTGGAAAAAATACTGATGATACAATTGAATATGATGGAAAAATTATACCTCTTCATATAAAAAATACTGGACAAACAGATAATATGATTATAAAGATCATATAATAACAATTAAATTATAACCATGAAAAAAAGTGTAAAAATAGAAATCGAATTTTTAATTAAAAAATTGGATCTTAATTGCTCTGTTGAAGAATTTAAAGACAAAGTTAATTGGGATTATATATTAGAATATCAAAAACTTTCTGAAGGGTTTATCAGAGAATTCCAAGATGAAGTTTATTGGGGATGTATATCAGAATTCCAAAAGCTCTCTGAAAACTTTATCCGGGAATTTCAAGACAAAGTTAATTGGTTTGATATATCTATATACCAAAAGCTATCTGAAAGTTTTATCAGGGAGTTCAAAAACAAAGTTAATTGGTATTATATCTCTGCATACCAAAAACTTTCCGAAAACTTTATTATGGAATTTAAATACAAAGTTTATTGGTATTATATATCTAAATACCAAAATCTCTCTGAAGATTTTATCCGTGAGTTCAAAGATAGAGTTGATTGGTGGGATATATCTGAATACCAAAAGATTTCTGAAGGCTTTATCCGGGAATTTAAAAATGAAGTTTATTGGGAATGGATATCAAAATACCAAAAGCTATCAGAAGATTTTATCCGAGAATTTCAAGACAAAGTTGATTGGGATGATATATCAAAATATCAAAAGCTTTCAATAAGTTGTATCCGAGAATTCAATTTAAAAATAGATCCAGACAATTGGCTCTACAAGAATAAAAAGTTTAAACTTGAAAAAATAAAAAATACAGGGCTATATGAATTTCTTGATGCTGACCATATTTTGGCCTATAAGGGGATAAGATCTGACCGGTATTCAAAATTTAACTTCCAGTACCAGTATTTAACAGGAGAAACATATGAATGCCACTGCGATTGCACAGATGAGGAAAATTCTTTTGGCCTTTCCGCCTGGACAGAAGAAAAGGCAAGAAAACACTGCGGGGAACTAGTAATAAAAGTCAAAATAAATGTTGCCGATATAGGTAGGATCGTACATGATGGAGGGAAACTTAGGTGCTTTAAATTTACTGTAATCGATTAATAATTAAATTATATAAAATTAATATGAATTGGGGAAAGATAAGGACTATAAATAGGCTAGCTATAGAAGATTTATGTAATTATCTTTCTTCAAAGTATTCTAAAAAATATGGTGTCCATAAAAATTGTTTTGTTTATATATATGATCGTAATAGGGAAATTTCAGTATATACAGGATCAATAAATTTCTTTGTCCCGGATAACCATATTATGGATTATTTAAGCGAAATATGGAATATATATATAAATATTATGTCAGATTTAAGGGAAAGTGAAGTAAAAAGATTTTATTTAATAAATTGGATGGAAAAAAAAGTTTTATATGCTACTGAACTAGAGGGCCCTTTTGATACTTATGATGAAGCATTAATAAGAGCATTTATGGATTGTTTTACAGTGATACAAAGAAAATTACGCACAAAAATTAATAAAAAAAATAAATATAAAAAAAAATAATTAATTAATAATTTTTGGTATTATTTCAATATAATCATTTTCTATATATATCCAATCACCACTTTCATTTATTGGAACCAAAGCTTCATATGTATATCCTTTATCTATTATCAACCATTTTTGTAATATATTATTATAAACAATATCATCTATAAATATTGTAGTATTTTTTATTTGATAATATAAAGAATCATAAGAAATAATAATATTCCCATCATCAAATATAGCTATATCTTCAAGATAAATATCTAATAATGGAATATATACTTTGTTCATTAATTAAAAATTATATATTTTTAGTTCAAAGTTTTTTTCTCCAATAGTTTCTAAAGCAAGTTTTATACGTTCTTCAGGAACCATTGATAATTTATCTGTAGAATATAATGATCCATATATAGATCTATCTCCTATGCATGAAAATCTTTGTGAAAAATTAACATTTTCATTATCTATTGTCAATATATTTCCAGATTTTGAAATTATTGCTTGACATGGAAAAAAATATTTTAATTGTTCAAATATAATTAAAGATAAATTTTCTATTGAAATATCTTCATTTATTATAATAGGTGATTTTAAAAGTTTAGAAATAATATTAGGCTTTGCAATAATACACATAATATATGAACTAGATTTAGGGACTATAATAAATGAATATCCATATTGAACACCATTTTCATGTGTTGGTGCAGCAATATAAGTTTTTTCTTGATAATTTATAGCTATTATAAAATTCATATTTTTATTAAAATTAAAATTATTAATATGCTTTTTCAGGTTTTCCTATTTTAATTATACTTTCATAATCAAGATGTAAATTTCTTATTCCTTCTTTTTTTGATGATTTGTTTACATTAAATAAGATACCATCCCTATCGCTTGCTGTTATTTCACCGGTTATTATATTTTTATTTATTTTATTTTTTGATAAATAAGTAAGTTCTATTAATTTTCCTTTATAAGGCTTAATTTTTCTATTATTATACATTATTTTAAATTTAAAATTATTAATCGATTACAGTAAATTTAGAGCACCTAAGTTTCCCTCCATCATGGACAATCCTTCCGATATCGGCAACATTTATTTTTACTTTTATTACCAGTTCCCCGCAGTGTCCCCTTGCCTTTTCCTCCGTCCAGGCAGAAAGGCCAAAGGAGTTTTCATCATTTGTGCAATCGCAGTGGCACTCATATGTTTCCCCTTTTAAATATTGGTACTGGAAGTTATAATAAGAATATCTGTCCGATCTTATCCCCTTGTAGGCCAATATGTGGTCAGCATCTAAAAATTCATAGAGCCCGGTATTTTTTATCTTTTCAAGTTTGAAGTTTTTATCTTTATAGAGCCAATTGTCTGGATCTATTTTTAAATTGAATTCCCGGATACAACTTATTGAAAGCTTTTGATATTTTGATATATCATCCCAATCAACTTTGTCTTGAAATTCTCGGATAAATTCTTCATAGAGCTTTTGATATTTTGATATACAATACCAATTAACTTTGTCTTGGAATTCCCTGATAAAGTTTTCGGAGAGCTTTTGATATTTTGATATATCAAACCAATTAACTTTATCTTTGAACTCTCGGATAAATTCTTCAGAAAGATTTTGAAATGCAGATATATTTCCCCAATCAACTTTATATTGAAATTCCCTAATAAAGTTTTCGGAAAGTTTTTGGTATATAGATATACATATCCAATTAACTTTGTTTTTGAACTTCCTGATAAATCCTTCAGAAAGATTTTGATATTTTGATATACAATACCAACTAACTTTGTCTTGAAATTCCCTGATAAATCCTTCATAAATATTTTGATATTCTGATATATAATACCAATCAACTCTATCTTTGAACTCCCGGATAAAGTTTTCTGAAAGTTTTTGTGATTGAGATATCCAAAACCAATCAACTTTATTTTTAAATTCTCGGATAAAACTTTCAGATAGCTTTTGGTGTATAGATATCCATCTCCAATTAACTCTATCTTGAAATTCACGGATAAAATCTTCAGAGAGATTTTGGTTTTTTGATATATCATACCAACTAACTTCATGTTTTAATTCCCGCATAAATTCTTCAGAAAGAATTTGGTATACAGATATAGATCTACAATCAACTATGTCTTTAAATTCTTTAACAGAGCAATCAAGATCCAATTCTTGGATTAAAAATTCGATTTCTTCTTTTACACTTTTTTTCATGGTTTTTTCATTTAAGTTAATTGAGATAACATATTATTTATATTAATTGACAAATTAATATTACAATTTTTATATATTGTTTTTTTTATATTATTTATTATTTTTTTATTATCAATAATATTATAATTTTTTAATAAAAAAATATTTAATGCTTTTTTATAAATAAAATTATATTTTTCTTTATATTCAAATTCTATTTCACAGAATTTTAATATATTTTTTTTTGCATGTAAAATAGTTGCATGATCTTTATCAAAAAATATAGCTACTTCTCTAAGGGATACCTTTTTTTTATATAATAAATATGTTATCCACATTGTCCATTGCCTAGCTTGTACATATTCCGTTTTTTTTGTTTTAAAAGATTTTTCATAATTTATATCTAATTCTTTACATATCATTTTATGTAATTTTTCCATAAATAAATAAAGATTTTCCATATTATATATTTTTAAGATTAAAATATTTTATTTATTAAAAGTTAATAATCATTAAACCTTAACCATTTTAGTTTCGGTGTTGTTTTGTTTTTTTTTTTCATCGTTTACAATATTTTAATATGTTAGTGTTTCAAATCCCAAACGGGTCATATACGTATCACGTTAAAACTCCACTTTATTATATTTATCATTAAATTCATCAAAATCAGATATTTTTGTAAAATTATGATCGTGTTTTAACTTTATATCACCAAGTTTTCCGTTTCTATATTTTCTAAATAATATTTCTAAAATACCTTTTGTGCTCATACCATCTTCAAACTCGGTAAAACCATAATAACTTGGCCTATATAAAAAAGATACTATATCAGCATCTTGTTCTATTGCACCACTTTCACGTATATCAGATAATTGAGGCTTTTTATCAATTCTTGATTCACAAGAACGGTTTAATTGTGACAAAGCAATAATAGGTATATCAAGTTCTTTTGCCAAAATTTTTAAATTTCTACTTATATCGCTTACTTCTTGTTCCCTATTTCCCTTATTATTTGAATATATTAATTGAAGATAATCAATAAATATTATTTTTATATTATGTTTAATTTTTAACCTTCTTGCTTTTGCCCTTAATTCTAAAATTGTCATATTACTTGTATCATCTATAAAAAGGGAAGCCTTTTCTAATTTAGCTTGTGCCTCTTCTACTTTTAACCATTCATCAGAAGTAAACTTACCATTCATATATTTTTCTGATTCTATACCAGTCAATGAACTGTTTCCTTTTTTATATAGTTCTACTTTGCTCATTTCATATGAAAAATAGGCTACAGGTTCTTTAAATATTAAAGATATATTTATGGCCATTTGAAAAGCTAAAGTAGTTTTTCCCATTGATGGACGTGCTGCTATTATTATTAAATTTGTATTTTGCCACCCATTTGTATGTTTATCAAGATTTGATATACCTGTTTGTATTCCAGGTACATAATTGTCATTAATTGATAGCTCTTCTAAATTTCTTATTGTATCTATACCAATATTTCCAATTAATACAGGTTCGTTTATTATATTTTTATTGGTAATATTAAAAATACAGTTCCCTGCATAATCCAATGTATCAGATAAATCAATACTTTCATCAAATGCCCTATTTTGTATTTCTGTAGATACCCTTATCAATTCCCTTTGTATATATTTTTGTTGTATTATACGGGCATGGAATTCAATATGTGCGGCAGATGCAATCCTATCTGTCAATTTAGTAAGATAAGCTGGCCCACCTACTAATCCTAAATATCCATTTTTCCTTAATTGTTCTATAACTGTAAGTATATCAATTGCTTCATTTTTCTTAAATAAATCAAGTATTGAAGAATATATTTTTTGATGTTGGTCATGATAAAAACTTTCTGGCCTTATAATATCTATTATTTCTATCAAAGAATCTTTTTCTAACATTATGCCACCTAATACAGCTTCTTCTAAATCAATAGCCTGTGGGGGTATTTTACCAAATCCAATTTCTATGTTTTTGTTCATGTATTTAAAAAAAAATTTATTTATTTAAATTAAAAAAAATACCGGGCATACAACATTTAAATTTCAAAATTTTCTTTTATAAATTTATTTAACGGTTCTTCCCATTTTTTTGATAATTTTTGAACCCCGTTTACTGCTTTTATCAACGTACTGTCAGGCATGTTTAATTCTTGTTCAATAGCACGAATTTTCACAAACTTTTTATTTTTTTTTAACCAATCAAGCATTTTATTTATTTTTTTTATTAATCATCAAATTTATGGATAATTAAAATATAATCCAAATTATAAGATATATATTTTTATTAATTTATTTAAAATCATTGCTGCCCTGGATATCTTAATGTAGGTACTTTAGTAGGCAATTTATTTTGGATATAATCTTCTTTTTTTAGCGGATAAAAATCAGTCCATCCAGAATCTACTGTTTTTACAAGTATTTTAAGTGCTATTGAATAATCATTATTTGAATATTCTTTTATTTTGTTTAATTGTGATTTTTTTGCACGGGAAGTTAATGAAGCTTTCTTTTTTTGTTTTAAAGGCAAAAATTCATTTATCCAAATGTTTTTAAATTCATCTTTAAAAAAATCAAAATTTTCATAAATTTCAATGTCTTTTATTTGATCATTAGTATTAGGATCTATATTAGTATTATAATACTCACAATTTTCGTTGAGAGGGCCCTCACAATTTTCGTTGAGAGGGGCTCTCAATTTTCGTTGAGAGGTGTCAATTTTCGTTGAGAGGTAATTATCAATTTTTATTAGCATATTCCAATTGATCCCAGTTTTATAATAACTCTTCCCCAATTCTTTTGATTTCGGGTGCCTTTCTAATATTTTATAATTTATAAGATTATTGATCCTATTGATAATCCCGGTTTTTGTTTTTATTTTTAGAATAGGCATATCATTAATAACTTTTGTATGCGATATCCAAAACCATATCCCATCGTTATCAGTATATTTATCTGAAGAAGGATAAAAGTTACAGATATAATCAAATATTGCCAAATCAATTATATCTAGTTTAGGAAAATAAGTTTCACTTGCAATTTGATTTATGTTTATGAAATAATTCATTATTTTAATTTTAAATATTTAACATTTTTTTTCTTAATTGTATTTTGTTTTTAAACTTTATATTTAAAATATGCCTATTTGTTATTTTAATGTATCATATTAAAGACTTTATTGTGTTTTTATAGTCATGGTTAACTTTTATATTAAAACGTCTTATTTCGTCTTATTTTGATTAATATATGGATCGTATTTTTTATAATCAATTTTAGTCTCATAAATTATTTTACTCCCCAATTTTTTGTGTATTTCTTCATGTATAGGTTTTAAACAATCATAACAAAGATCATAATCCATAAATTTGTTATAAAATTTTTTACCACACTTTTCGCAGTACCTTATTTCTTGATATAATTTGTTTTTAACGCCCATAGGTATTTTTATAAATGTAACCTGAAAAATAGCCCACCTAAAAATGATCTATTTCGAACGACCGCCTCTATTACAGATATTTGAATGGGCTATTGGTTGATCCTGCGTTCTCAGAAGGTGGGCTAATAATATACTAGTTTTGTAAAAATATTTTTGAAATATCTTCTACCTGAAACCCAGCAGCTTTTTTATGCCCACCACCGCCATTTGATTTGGCAATTACAGAGCAATCAATTTCATCTTTTGTAGTATAAAGAGAAATATTCCATTTCTTCCCATCAAATTGAAACGGCATCATAATATCATGTTTGCTTTCATCGTAAACGCTTTTAAAAACATCCGAATTAAACCCACCCCCATTTAAGCAAATTGCACGCAATCCATTAAATTCTGTTTCAAAAGATGCTTTTTTACATTGTAATTCGTTTACTTGGGATTGGTATTTCAATATTGTCAACCCTTCATTAATTATTTGCTTAACCAAAGCTTCGTTTTCAAAAACTTCCACAGGGAATGAATCAACACTATTACAATAAATTCGCATTCCGAACTGGAAAGGAAGTATTTCGTTTTCCCACCTTTGTTTATCAGAATTTCGCCAAGTATCATATTCACCAAGTAATTTAACAGCATATGGCATTTGTTTTTCCGGGAATAAATGCTTCCAAGTACCTTCACATGCTGCAATTCCATTTTCTAAAACAGCATGGAAAAAACTTTCACCATTTCCAACAAATTCTTTGTAGTCATTTATGGCTGAAATATGATGATCTATCCATGTAAGTTTCCAATTGCTCAATTGTGCTATTTTAACCATAGTTTTCATCGGAAGTGAAACATCTGCCATAATAATAGCTTCACCAGTTACTTCTTGTTTAAATGGCTGTCCGTAATCATATCCAATCATTTTTGCTTCTGGATATTTTAATTTAATAATTGCCCCACTTGTGAAGCCGTCTAAATCTTTGTTGTGATAAATACCAATCATTTTATATATTTTTAATTTGTTAAATTATTTAGTAATTCTTTTGCTTTGGTAAACTGTTCTTCTGTTCTTAAATTTCTTATGATAGAAAATATTTCATATATTTCATCTGCATCTGTTTCGTGAAGTTCTTCTGCTTTTTCCCCATAACTATATCTTATAGCCTCTAACCATTTATTCCTAAATTTTTCCCCAAATTTTAGATATCTGTTAAATGTTTGTTTTACTTCTTTTGTAATAGAATTATTCCCAATTAGTTCTGATAATAATCTTTGGCTTACTTCTTGTACCACCAATATTGAAGTAAATATTTCATTGTTTTTTTTATCTTGTTTCATAATTCATATGATTTACACCATTTTGCATTTATACTAACATTAATTTTAAATAGGCTACAATATCCATTATTGTAATTTATACAATTTCTACAAGAAATTTCTTTTTGTAAAATATTAATTGCTAATTGATATTCTTTTATTTTTTCTTTTTCATTTTTAATTACAGATTTTACCATATGATTTTTATCTATAATTTTTTCCCAACTATCAAGTTCTTTTTTAGTTGATTCAATAGCAATTTTTAATATGGATATTGAATTTTTCATTTATTGTTTATATCTTGCCAGAATTCTAATATATTTATGGCCAATTTATATTCTTTTATCATTTTATTTTTTAAGGAAAGTTCTTTTTCATAATTTGATATAGGAGGAACATAATTTTTAATTTCTTCTTCCAAACATTTTAGTTCTAATTTAAGGCTCAAAATTGGTGAATTAAATTTCATGATAAAATATTATTAATTTTTTTTAAAAAATACCTATACTAAAATCAACATCATTTATATTTTTTAATCCTTTTTCAACTAATTTTAATTGTTTATTATAATAATCCTTCATTGCAATTAATTGTTCTTTGCTAAATTTATAGCTCTTTAATTCATTTTTTCTTTCATTTAGGTTATTATATCTTTCAACCCCTATCCTTTCAATTAATCCGTCCCTAAACCCGTTTTCATTGCCATGGCCATATTTATTACAATATTTTAATTGCCCAAAAACATTGTCAGGATGAAATATCAATCCAATATATAATTCAGCTTTAAAAAAATGTCCTGCATCATAATCTGAAATATTGAATGGCAATTGTTTATTGCAACAAATACATTTTTTACCATGATCACGTATCCTAATTAATTTTTGAAATGGTTTCCTGGCTTCTTGTATACATGATGCAATTGTTTTATTTTCAAGTTTTTTGTTTTTATTTTCAAGTTTTTTGTTTTTATTTTCAAGTTTTTTATTCTTATCAGCTCTTTTTTTTCCTAATAATTTAGATTTTTCTAAAATTATTTTACCTTCAGATGTTTCCAATAACCATTTTGTATAACATCCACATGATATTCCTAATCCATATTTGAAATTAGGCTTATTATATTTAATTTTAGGTATAGATTTGTTACACCCTTTATAATTTTTTGCTTTACCAATGCCTTTTTTACATATTTTATAATTTATCATATTAATTTATTTGATTATATTTTTAAGTAAAAATAAAATTAATTGTCTGTTCGTACCCTTCATCAGATCTAATAATAATTTGTTTCCCGTTATTTTTTTGTTCTAAAATTGTTTTAGCTATCTCGATAGCCGAAGCAATAACTCTTGTACGATTTGATTCTCCAATCATTTTGCTTAAAATGTCAACATTGTTTAGTGTTCGTTCACTAAAATTCATTGATACTTTTTTCATGGTTATAATTTAATTATTAATCGATTACAGTAAATTTAGAGCATCGTAATTTCCCGCCATTGTGGACAATCCTGCCTATATCGGAAATATTTATTTTGACTTTTATTACTAGTTCATTGCAGTGTTTTCTTGCCTTTTCCTCTGTCCAGGCAGAAAGGCCAAAAGAATTTTCTGAACTTGTACAATCGCAGTGGCACTCATATGTTCCCCCTTTTAGATACTGGTACTGGAAATTAAATTTTGAATACCGGTCAGATCTTATTCCCTTGTAGGCCAATATATGGTCAGCATCAAGAAATTCATAGATCCCGGTTTCTTTTATCTTTTTAAGCTTAAATTCTTTGTCTTTATAAATCCAATTACCTGGATCTATTTTTAAATTGAATTCCAGGATAAATCCTTCTGAAAGCTTTTGGTATGAAAATATACATCCCCAATCAACTTTGTCTTTGAATTCCCTGATAAATCCTTCAGATAGCTTTTGAAATTTAGATATACATCCCCAATTAACTTTTTCTTTGAACTCCCTGATAAAGCCTTCGGAAAGCTTTTGAAATTTAGATATATATTCCCAATCAACTCTATCTTTTAATTCTCGGATAAAATCTTCAGAAAGCTTTTTTGATTGAGATATCCATTCCCAATCAACTTTGTTTTGAAATTCCCGGATAAAGTTTTCGGAAAGCTTTTGATATGCAGATATATTCATCCAATCAACTTTGTCTTTGAACTCCCGGATAAAGTTTTCTGAAAGTTTTTGTGATTGAGATATCCAAAACCAATCAACTTTATTTTTAAATTCTCGGATAAAACTTTCAGAAAGTTTTTGGTGTATAGATATCCATCTCCAATTAACTCTATCTTGAAATTCCCGCATAAATTCTTCAGAAAGAATTTGGTATACAGAGATATGATACCAATCAACTTTGTCTTTAAATTCTTCAACAGAGCAATTAAGCTCCAAATCTTTTATTAAAGAAACAATTTCTTTTTTTACACTTTTTTTCATGGTTATAATTTATTTTTTATAAAATCCTTGAAACCTTATTATATTTAAATATTCTGGTGATTTTATTAAACCATCTCCCCGCCCATTTAATGCCTCGGCACCTGGTTCATCTATTACTACCATTGAATCTATATCTTTAGGTACCCTAAAACATACCTGTACAGGAAAGTTTACCTTGGCATCTCCTGTTATAACTTTTGTGGATGCACGTTGGGTAGCAGCTATTATCCTAAAACCTGATGATCGCCCTTTTTGTAATAAAATCTTTAAATTTTCCTCAAGTGTTTTTTTACGTCCAACAACTTTCATTTTCATTTTAGGAATAGGATCAGATATACTATCACCAAATATGCCTTTAATTTTTTTAGGGGCATAATATCCATCCTGTACTTCCTCTATTATATCCAGTTCTTTTCCTTTCTTTGAATTTGCAACGGCATCTGCAAATTCATCAAAAAATATTAGTGTTGTTTTTTTTGACCCAGATTTTACACGTAATTCCATTTCTTCAACTAATAACATCATTTGCATTTCAATATCTTCAATATCATAAAATACCTTGACATTGTTTATAGAAGAATAATCTGTAAATTCATATTTTGGATCAAATATATATATATCTTCTATGCCCCCTAATAATGCATATTCAACTGTTGATTTCAGAAAAATAGTCTTTCCGGATCCGGTTGCACCACACACAAGCATATGTGGAGTAGAATGGTTTTCATGGTCCCAGGCTACTATCTGCTGAAAATTGTCCATGCCTAAAGGTATCCTTGAACCTTCAAGCTTTGAACTGTCCCAATATAGATTAGATGAGTTTATTTTTACAGATTCAATTGCTAAATATGATTTTCCATTATGTACGAACAAATCTTTATATATCCGTACATTTGAAACATTAAGTGCATTGGCAATATCAAGTTTATGCCTGTTTATTATAGAAATTGGGACACCGGCATTTACTTCCAATAAATAAGAATAACTTGAATATCCTTCAAATATATGTTGTACTTTTGATATTATCCCAAAAGATCTTAATACATGTTCTATTTTTTCTTCATTTTTCATATCTTTATTGCTCAAATCATATGGTATAAATTGTTCTGTATATTTTTTAAAGTTCTTTAATATAGTTGGGCTTATTGTGGCCAAGGAAGAATCCCTTATTTTTCTTAAACGTTCTTTTATCATTTCCTTTTTTGAATCTGGGACATCAAAATCTTCTATTTCTGAAATCATTGTTTTTGCCCAAAAAATATGTATTTCTGCTTTATCTATAAAATTATCGTTCTCATTTATAAGATAAACATAATCAGGGTTGCTTATTGCCTCAATCATCCTACGTAATGGTTCATATAACATTGCTTCATAAAGCCTTCTTGTACCATCGTCCATTATTACCTTAAAAATTTCTAATTGTGATGTTCCATGCCTGTTTTTTGCATATTTGTTTTCTATGAACCAAACCTCATCTATCTTTTTACCTGTTTCTGATTCATATCCCAATGTATAAATAATTGCCTGTTTTGAAGCTGAAAATTTTATGTCCTGTTCATCAGAAAACAAACGTTTTGATTTATCGTCTATTATTACTGTTTTACCATCATTTGTTTCAACTACACGGTCTATTATAATATGGCATGGAAGGGGGATATCTACCCCATTTATTTTTAACCAGGTAGAAAATTTATATTCTGAACATATTACTTTTTTTATTTCAGATTTATACTTAGTAATTTCTGACATAAAATTTCTTAATAGGACAGAAACTATTTTTGTAGCAGAAAGTTTACATTCTTCAATACTTGGTGTTGTTTTTTGTATTTTCCAAAGATCGGCAGGTATATCTTCTATATATTCAAAGGCATTTTTTTCAAGATCTACTATGTCCCTGTCAATTTTATTGATCAAACAGGAAAAATATATGTCAAGTGATGAATGATAAGCTTGTCCTGCAACTGTTACAGGGGATAGTTTTGATTTTATATTATAAATATATAACATTTCAAAAGCTTTTTCATTCCTTGCAAAAGTTGATACTTTGGAATATGACCAACTATCTATCAAATAATTAGAAAATAATTCTTCTTGTTCTTCTGGGGACATGTCCCTATATTTATGTGCTACCATAATTATTTATATATTTTTATAAAAATTATATAATGAAACAACTATATCATATCCTGGTTTTTCAATTTTTCCTGTTTCTATTTTATTTATATGAGAATATGAAATTCCTATTTTTTTTGCTACCTCCCTAAGCGTAAGATTTTTATCTTTTCTCATTTTTTTTAAATCAATTTCAATATACGGTGGTATAATTTCGTTATCGTTTGAAGGTTCTGCCAACACACAGTTATCAATTAAGTTTTGTACAAATTCTGCAATAAATTCACTTGCAATATCAATATCACCATCGTTAATTATTGCTCCATTTTCATCTTGTTCAGCTATCCAATTATATGATTTTTTTATTAATAGTATTTTATCCATTATTTATAGTTTAATAATCATTGTTATTTTTTTTTAAAAGCTTTCTAATTTGCATTGTACAAAACTTAACTTTACTTTGGCCATTATTTTTTGCCAGTTCAATAAGTTTTTTGTTTTCTTCTTCAGTAAGAAATATTTTTGTCTCCTTCATTATTTAATATATAAAATATATTTAACGTCAAAGTAACGTTAAATTATTAAATATTCCAAATGAAATTATTACAATATACGTCCAGCATCATTATATTTTTGTTCGATAATATTTTTATTTATTGGGATATTACGTATTTTTTTACGTTTTTTCTTTTTCATATTTTTTATGAACCATTTAGGATAATCAATATTATTTCGGTTCTTTTTAGCCACAATTTATATTTTTAAATTATTTAAGAAAATCTTTATGTTTGATTTTAGTAATTATACGTTCACCATATATATTAAACAGATCTATTTCTGGTTTCATGACCAATCCTTCTGCAAGATAATCTTTATTATGTGCAATTGTAGATTTAAATCCATTTTTAACATATTCAATGGCCTGTTCAAGTGTCCAAATACCTATAATTGGAACAATATCAATATCTAACTTTTTAGCAATATCTTCATTTGATTTTCTATTTAGCCACCAAATTGATGGTACCACAAAACGTTTTACGTCAAATAGAATAAAACTTACTTTATCTGGTAAATAATTTCCACCTTTTTGTATTTTTTTTCCATAACCTTCACCATATAAACAAATATTTTCGGCATCAGGAAAACATTTTTTCATTTTTTCAATTGTAAAAGTGTCTTGTAATGATTCAATTAAAATTGATGGTATTTGTGCATTATCAGTTTTACCTTTAAACCTTACATTTTTACCATTCCATATAACACGAATATTAGTACCATCAATTTTTTCGGTGCAAACCCAATTTATGTCCTTTAAAAGTTTAAATTCTGGTTTTGCCCAATTTCCTTCAAGTAAAGTTTTGTTATTGTTTTTTGGATCTCGTAAATATACTGTTTGAATTTTGTGATATTTTATCATAATAATAAATATTAGTTAAATTAAATGTTTATTTATTTCCTTAGATTCGTCTGCTAATTTGTCAAGTTCCCTGACCATTTCCATACCTTCTTTAGAGTTTATACTATAAATTCTACCTTTAGGATATTTATTGTCCCACTCCGAAAAACGCTTAATAAAAGAAAATGCCATATCTATAATTTCTTCATTTATCAAAGAGTTTTCTAACTCATTTATAAGTTCTAGCATCATTTCAGCCGTCCTATTACTTAATTGGACACCTGTATAGCGGTTACCGTTTTCATCGAACAATTCATGTTGTTCTTTTCTAAACATTTCTAATTTGTATTCTAAATCAAAATCAATCATTTTTTATATTTTTCTACCTTAATTAATTTTAATAATTCATCCCTATCAGATAATTTTGAATTATCTAAATAATCATATTTAAATATTATTTTTTTAACTCCTGATTGTATTAAATGTTTTAAGCAGTTATTACAAGGTGTATGGGTACAATATATAATAGTATTTTCAAGTGAAATACCTTTTTTTGCTGCATATGAAATTATATTCATTTCAGCATGTATTTCAAAAGAATTTGACCATTCTCTGTGCAATTCTCTATTTTTTTTATCTAAAATATTTAAATCTTTAAATTTTTCTGAACAATTTATAAAACCTGATATAGTCCCATTATATCCTTGAAGTATTATCCTATTATCTTTTACAACAACAGCACCTACTTTATATTTTATGCAGTTACTTTCCATAGCTGTTCTTTCAGCTATATCCATAAACAATGATGGATATTGTTTCATTAGTTTTAACTTTTATAAATGATCAAAATCTATATTATTAAAATCTTTTCCATTTATTGAGTATGTGTCTTCAGCAAGATCAATTATCATTTCAATTGTATCTGGATTATAATTATTTTCATAATCATACCATTCTGAGTAAAATAAAGTTTTGTCCTTACAAATTATTAAATATCTCATATTATTGATTATTAGTTTTAACTTCAGCATATTTTTTATCAAAAGCCATTTCAATTTCAATAGCATCTTTTATATTAAATTCACCTTCTAGCTTTAAAATCTTTTCATATGTTTCAATGATTCTGTCTGAAGTCTGATCGTTAACTACAATTTTTTGTAATCCTAGTGCTATTCTTAAGTAATTAATTTTTTCCTCTCTTGTCATTTGTTTTTTTTAGTTTATCGTTTGTCATATCAAAATGGGAGATCATTTTCTTCTCCTGGTGGAACTTGATAAGTTTCAGGTTTCACTTCATTGTTTCTGTTTGATCGCTGGTTATAATTATTTTCCTGATGATGAGGTACCGAATTTTCTATTTTACTTGATATTAACTCAACCCTATTAATTATGACCTCTGTAATATATCTTTTTGTACCATCTTTAGCATCATATGATCGTGTCCTTAACTTTCCCTCAATGTACAATGGATCTCCTTTTTTAACATATTTCTCAATTATATCTGCCACATTTCCATACGCTACAAGATTAATCCATTCCGTGTTCTCAACTTTTTCTCCTTGCTTATTTGTATATTTTTCATTACAAGCAATTGAAAATTGGATTGATTTACTTCCTGATTCGAAAATATGGACATCAGGATCATTTCCAACATTCCCTATAAATATGCATTTGTTTACGCTCATTTTATTTTATTATTTATAATTATTTCATAATTTATGTCTGTTCTTTAATTTTACTAAAAATAGCCAACTTGTTATCCACCATTTACGTTGTTTTTTACAAATGTCTTGGTATATTATATTAGCCATTCTGATAGATATTTCTTCATAATTTTTATAATCCCATCCACAATTAATTGTGTTTTCAGCAAAATGTATAATATCAAACATATATCTACGCATAAATTTATTTTTTTTCTTGTTATTTCTATCAAAATAAATCCATGATGCATAATTATACATATCAATTAAAATTCCAATAGTTGATAAAATCTGTTTCCCATTTTCATCAAACCAATAATTATATTTAAAATTAAAATCAAATTCTTTTATTATTTTTTCAAGTACTTTTTTGTTCTTGGGTTCATTTAAGAATTTACCTCCCATAACATTTGCAACTTGTTCAAGGGTTAATTTTTTTAATTTTTTCATATTATTATTATTGAAATTTATATGCAAGGCTACTCAAGTGCTTCTAACTCTTTTTTTAGCCTATTAAATTCCTTTTGCTTCTCTCTTTTTAGCACTTTGTTTTTGTAAGCTTGTACGTGTGGTTTTATTTGTCGCCACCCATCAAGTCGTTCTTTTTGCGTTCTAAAACTCATAAAGTCGGTACTTTTTTTTACAATAAAACTACTATCGTAAAAATCAAAGCTATTTTTAGGTTCGTTGGCTATCCATAGTTGGAACTCATATTTTTCATCTATCAATACTGTTGCTGTATGCTCCCCACACTTTTTAAATTCAAAGTATCCGTCAATTATTTTTTGCTTAAAATAGTTCTCAACGTCATTTAATGTTTGTTCTATATTCATCATTTTATTATATTTATAGAGTATTAATATTAATTGCAAGCCCTTTTTCTATAAGCCCAAATACATCAAAATGCCATTTAAACAAATATTTCATTTCTCTATATGATAAATCATTTTCAAACTCAAGATTTAAATTATTTTTCCAAAAATCAGGTATTTTTCCATAAACTTCAAAATATTCTTCTTCTTCTATTGAAACAGGCCATAAAACAAATGCCGGAACAAACTTTTTACCGTTAATTTCTATTTCTTTTACTAAATCTGTTTTAGGCCTTAATATCAATTCAAATGATTCAAAATCTAAATCAAACCCCTCATTTTCTTGGTATAACAAGCACATATCATCGCCATATAGGCCTCTTAGTTCAGCAATGTTAGAATTCCCGCTTATCATATATTCCCACCCATTTTTATTAATTGAGACTTGGAGTTTATGAGGTAAATAAGGGGCAAGATGTTTTAATTCTAATTTCATAATTTTTATTTTTATGTTAACAACAAGGTGGATCTGGCAGCGCACACCAATGTGTAACGTTTAAATCATCGCTTTCACATTCACTAACTATTTTACCTTCATCCACGTAAATAACACCATTGCTTTCTGCCCAATGCCAACCCTCATTCGTATCTACTAAGCATCCGAGGCATACCCATTGTTTTTCTTTATTTGCTAACCATACTGTTTGTAAATTTTCAGGCAATCGCTCATCACACGCCACCCAGTTGCTAACATCAGGTATACTTAATTTTCCA